TAATTGTTTTTATATCTTTCTCGTCTTCCACTTCGTCTTCCACTTCGTCTTCCACTTCGTCTTCCACTTCGTCTTCCAATGCTTCGTCATCTTTTGCTAATATTTTTTCAGCATTGCTTCCAGCAGTCCATCCTAGTTTTTGTTTTGATATTATTATAACACAATGTTTATCTTTGTTTTTACAAACTTTTGTTGAATTAACACCATCTTTATATGTAACAACATCTATTCCTAATTTATCAAACTCTATATATTTATTAAAAATAGTTTCATATTCGCCAAATGTTTCATTTGGAGCAGGGGTGATTAATAAAAAATTTACTTTTTTGCCTGGATGTAATTGTTCTTGTGTTTTTACATATTCAAGTATTGTTCCTGCCATTATATACGATTTTCCAGATCGTGGAATTGCACCAACTAATACATTTTTTTCTCCGTGTTCAATTAATTTGTTAATTTTTAATATAAACAATTCTTGATGAAATCGTGGTATGAAAACATCTTTCAAAACATTCAAATAGTTGCTTTGAAAATCGTGAATATTGGTTGGTGATTGTAAATAATCATATTGTTCTAATATTTTTTTTAGTTTAAAAAACGCTTCTTGTAGGTCATTTACGTCATAAATATGTTCGTAATTACCACCTGGATTGATATATTTAATTAGAATATTACTTGAACTATGTTGTGCTTTAAATTTGTCAATTGCGTTTTTTTTATCTCTAACAAAAATATATAATTTTATTATTCTGTTTTTTTTTTCGTGTTCTCTTATCAAACTACATAATTTACCAATATCATATTCACTAATTTCCTTTTCTTCTTTGAAATATTTTACAGAAATAAAATATAATTCTTCTCCTCCATTTTTATTACCTTTATCGTCATAATTTTGATTTAAAAATGTTATGTCTGAATATCCGCCCGAATTTCCACTCCTAACTGGTTGTAATACATAACCGCCAGGGTTTTTATCTAATTTATTTCCATCCCAACAATTTGACTGAAATTCTATACCCATCTTATTTGGATTTTCATTAATAATATGGGACGTTTGTAATTTGCCTTTAATAGCAGGTAATGTTAAATTAGTTGCGCCAAACTTAATACATAAGTCCCATAAACGTTCATAATAAAATCCCTGTGATGAATAATCTTCAATAACATCACCTTCAATTACTTCACCTAAAACGTATTTTATTTTGTCTAATATGTCGTGTTTAACATTGTTATTGTTTTTTATTGTAGATTGTATGAACTTTAATACATCTTCTTTTCCATAATCTAAAATGTCCCCCATTATTTAATATATATATATAGAAATACTATTATAACCGCAATATCTAATTGTTTAATATATTTAGATATTGAGTTTCATTGGTGGTCAGTTCCTGGGCGTTTTAAATGAGAAAAGGTTTAATATCTTTGAATATTTACTTGAAGGTAAACAAATATAACACTTGGTTGATATCTGCCAAGATTTCATCACGTACATTCAATAAATCGGTGTCCTTTTCACTATCCAGCGCTTTGTTCATATCGATTAAATAATCGCGATATTGGTATAAATGTGTTTTCATGTCTTCCAGCGTTTTGGGATGAGATAATTGGATTTTCTTGTCTAATTTTTGAAGACGGCCTTCTTCCTTACCCAAAAACACTTCCATAAATTTGTCAATGTGTTTGTTTAATTTTAAGTACAATTCATCAGTAGCTACGTGTTGTGCGTAAGAATCGGTTTTCCAATGATATAACTTTACAGTATTCAACATACCCAAGAAGGTGGTTGTTAGTGAAGCTGCGAATGGTTTTGTTAGAGTAGGTTTTTTACGCGCACTTTTACGCGCACTTTTACCGCCACCGTTTACGCGCTTACTTTTATTTTTTTTGACTTTATTCTTTAAATATCCTCCAAATAATGTTGTTGTTTGCATCATGGTTTTATAACTTATATAAAGATATTTATTGTTATATACTATGCAGATTGGAATTGTATTATTGTTTGCTACAGTTGTAAATGGGTTTGTCCCTATCAAAACGATTACACAAGCGTTATTCAGAAAAATGAGTATTGTAAGTAAAGACTTTTCTTTCTATCCTAAAATAGAAAATAGAAACATTACAGAACAACAGAAATATGACCTACAATGGTTTGCTATTGGTAAGGATGGTTCTATTCAAAAGAATACACCTTATAAAGCTATGATAAAGGGAAAAGAATATGTGTATTGGAAAAAATCGAACGGTTTTTACAATGCAGTGGCAGGTAATTGTCCTATTGATAAAAGTGACCTTAGTAATGGTAAGATATTACCTACCGAAGACGGAATAGTGTGCACTCATCGACACACATACAATAGTTATGACTTTTCGCAACTACCCAGCATTGACTCCTTTGATATTGCGAAGAAGAATGGCTGGGTGTATATGAATACGTATGGTTATAAGGATAAAGATGAAGGCATTATTCGTGAATTTCATATTGAAGAAGATATAGATAATATGAAACTCGCGAATACTATGCGTTTCTTTGAAACCGAATCCTTCTTGTCGGGAGATGCCCTAATTGCAAACATTGTTGACATAGGACATTTTACACTTCATTATTTATTTGGAAACGTATACAATGAAAAATATGCCTATCAAGAAGTTGTAAATAATGTTGGTCCATTCCATACACAAATGCGACGTGTATATAAATGCGATAAAAACACACTTTCCAATAAATTAGTAAACGTTGACAACGCTGTTATCCAAAATGATTTATTTTTACCTTATACCGCTTCCACCAAAATAGTAATGGGGAACCATTTTATCACACTCACGTGTAGCTGCTTACCTATAAAAAAACACAAAACAAAGGTGTTTATGAAGGTCTATCATAACATACAAGGAAAAGTGGATAACGATTTTATGGATAAACTACTACGTTTGATGACTGTGTTACTGGATACGTGGACGATGGCACACGCAAGAAGTACAAATCTGTGGAATACATTATCTTCCAAATACAAATAGATTTGTAAAATTGATATATAACGTATGACCTATATATCAACAATCAATATCATAACTTAATTATGAGTAAGCAGAATACAACCGTTCAATATACAAACACGGTACAGTCTGAAAAAGAGAGTGAAGAAGGTAGCGAACAAGAATATGAAATTGTAGAAGAACTCGCTTTATCGCGTTATTTGTATGATAGATATGAAATAAAACAATCATTATTAATAAGTCTTTTACAGCGAGATAAAGAACAGGCTTTATTTTGGGTATATGAATTGTATTATTCGGGCTGGCAAGATAGTGCGTTCACGTACCTCATTTTAATATGTAATAAATTGTTTTATCAAATAGATTGGCTGCCCGATTATATGGAACTTCAATATGATTTATGGAAAGGAACCCCCTATGATGAGATTATAGGGAATGGTGTTTGTTTATTATGCTCATTAGATTATTCATTAGTTGAATTTACAAAAGGTTACTTCAATGTGGAAATAAAGAAAATGGCTCGTTATAAATCATTATACAATAAACAGGACATTGAATTTATGAAAGAAGGTACGCTCGAAAAATATAAAACAGTTGTATGCGAAGGTTGTCCTCGTAAAATGCTATCTTCTATCAAAGGATATTCTTCTCACCATGAATATCAAGAATTATTTGGACACGGAAACAACATTGGGAAAGCTGAATATGAATCCTGGATTATGCACGCATCAAAGAGTCCTTTGTGGGAAAAGCGTATTGAAGATTGTAATGGTGTGGTTGATTTGGAAAAAAACACAGTATTCTTCCAAAATGAAAACGACGAAGAATTATTTTATAACAAGTGGAATTTTGAAATCGATGAACAAAGCGTTGTTATTCAAGAACAACGTTATGTGAGTGCAGATAAAAAGGTAACCCAAGTATCCTTAAAAGATTTCTTAAAACAATTTGGTTATACCTTAGGTCGGTCTAAAAAGAAAAAACCTATTTGTACACAGTTGACAGAATCCAGTTTGTAATGAATGTTGTAAAAGTAAACAAGGTTCCGCCCCAAATAATATCAATAATTGCCAATGTCATATCCCAATCCTTAAATAATGCCATATTTGTCATATCGTAAACACCATATGTGAGTGTTCCTAATAAGAACGCATCGAATAGACTGCCAGAACGTAACAATACAAAGTAATTCAATAAAATAATAATACATAGATAGCTAAAGAATGCACCCAATGTATTTAATTTAAAAGGGGCATTTTGTATTTTTGCGGTCTGGTCGATGAAGGGTTTACCGAAAGTTTGTAAATAGCTTACGTCAATTGCGAATAAGACAATTGAAGAGGTTAGAATTGTCAGTAAGGATTGCATAAACGATTATATTATAAACTAACATTTTTTTATCGATCGATGTATTCTGTACTACCCCCCCATTTCGTCCAATCTTGTAGGGTCATTTATGAATTTGGGCGAAATTGGGGGGTAAATCACTTTTCAACGACATTTTTGTAAGAATCCCTTTTTTTGGGATTTTTTTTGTGATTTTTAAGAGATTTTTAAGAAATCGTCAAAAGTAGCACCCCCCTAAAATGGCAATTCTTGTTTTTTTTCCCCTATTTTCAATGAAAACGACCCATTAAAATCGATGTTTTTTGAGACAACTTTTATGGATTTCGGTGATTTCGTATGGTTAGTTTTGAAAGTTTTTTATTAAGAGTTTTTTTGAAAAATTTACCCCCCTAAATCGGCATTTTCCGTATTGTTTTCCACAACATTTGTTGTTTTTGGGGGTATGGTCTAAAAAAATTACTATACGATTTTGTATGTTTTCGAACAAGTGAGTTCAAGATTAAGAACTTTTGGGGGGTAAAATAATGTACCAATTATATGGGATTAAGATATACTATATAGAATAAAAATATTTATACACCTGTTATGGGTTATAATAATTTGTATTAATATATTAAGAGTTTTTAAGAACTTTTTAAAACTCACATTTTACCCCCCAATATTGCCATTTCTTGTAATGGAAATATGGATTTGTCCCAAATCACTCAACGATTTTTTTAGATTTTTTTTTTCAAAAAAATTACCCCTCAAAATAGCCCAATCTTGTAAAAAAAATATGACATTTCAGAGAATTCGAGGGTGTTTTTGCTATATTTTACCCCCCTTAAATCGTGTTTTCTGTATGACCAAAAAGTAAAATGGCGGATATTGGGGGGTACCCCTAAAATGGGATTTGAGTGGGAACTTTTTTGTAAAACGTACCCCCCTAAAATAGAGATTCTTGTAAAAAAAATATAACATTTCAGAGAATTCGAGGGTAAAAAGTGGGTTTTTTGGCGTTTTTGCAAAAAATTGTGACAA